GCTTATGGCGGTAGTTTTCAGCATCGTTATTGCTCCCGTAATAGATGCGATTTAACCCATACATAAACCAAAGAAAAAGGCCCGTCAATATGGCGGGCCTTTTTTTATTTTCGACGGATTTTCTTTCGAGCCTTTTCCTGCGAAGCCTGCTCGATCAACTCATAATCCTTACCGTAAAGCAGGATTCCTAAAAGTTTAAGAAGAAACATCAGGTAATCACCCATTTATCACGAATATCACCAACAACCCGGACGATTTTTTGCAACCGCTCAATTTTGTCAAAATCGCTGTCCCCACTTATATGCGGCTCTGTATCTGGATTGTGATATGGATCGTCCGGGTGATTATGAATTTTCAGTGGCGACAGCACACCCACATAACAATGCTTTCCTTCGCCTTGAACATTCTTGTCCATAACCTCAAAAATTTTCTCAAGATCAGCCAATGCCTCGAGAACATTTTCAAGCCTCATTCGATTCCCGGCATATAAAACTTGCTTACTCATCGCAATCTCCCGTGTTGCAGTTGTCTCCCTGATATATGGGATTATTGCGGACAAATCAAGTCAAAAATTGTGTCCCAGTGAAAAGGCTGTTGACAGCGGAACAGGGGCTCAACCTTCTCGATGCCGTCCATCTTCAAATCGACCGCCGCCGCTGCCGGATACAAAAGACACTCGGACGGCTCGGTAGCCTTGCTCTGCCGTTTGATCAAAATCCAGCAGCTCGAGTGCTGGTGTCGAGATAGCCACGCTACTTGTGACGGGCGGAGGGTTACTGCGTTGCCGGTGATGTACTTGAGCTCGACCAGATGAAAGTCTCCGGACTCGTCACATATCATCAGGTCAGGAATCCCAGCCCCGATGTAGTTCTCAATTCTCGTCAAAAGCAGCTTCCGTTTCGACCGCTGCGCTGCTTCCTTCACTTGCTTGTAAAAGCCTGCCTCTCGCTTTGTCGCGATTGGAGGTATTTTCATCTTCGGGGGTGATATCGATTGTGACCGGGGCATAGCTGTTCTTAATCTCCTCAAGGGCTTTCAAAACCTCGTCCTTGCTCATGCTGTCAATCGAGCCGTGACGGATCTCGGATTTACTTACATAAATGTCCCCTTGTGCCTGACCTCGCCGATACTCCGCCTGAACAGCAGCAGAGTAAGCGCCGTTCTGCAAAGCCGTGTCCCGGATAAGCTGAAGGTCCCGTAGATGACGTTGGTAGGTCACACCGTACTTTTCATCTAACTCTCTGCGATAAGCCTGTATAGCAGCGACAACATGTGGCGAGATGTGCGGGTTGGTCAGCTCATACGCCCGAGTATGGGCAGAGCCAACAGAGTAGCCAGCATTAATCGCGGCTTCTCTCAAAGTTATCTGACCGTCCTTGCTGACCAGCTCTTTAACAAAGAGCTCTTGTTTTCGGGTCAGAGCAGATTGTGCTGTCACCGGGGGACGGCCCCGGGTCTCCATGGGTTTGCCGGTGAGCTTCGACGCTCTCTTTCTTGCCGCCATCGTTTCCTCAGTTAAAAAGGTCAACTCCCATCCTTTTTACAGCGGTTACTTATATAGAGCAAAAATATTTTTTTTGAAAAAGCCCGCGAACCCCCATTAAGGTCATTTCCTTGGGTAACACCTTTGTTTAAGAGGTGTTACCAGAAGTGTTACCTTTCGTATCCTCTGTAATCGTTGCTGAATAAGGGTTACAGAAAAAGGTAACACCGGTAACACCGGTAACACCATATTTTTTGTGTTTTTTATTTTTTTTAATTTTCTCCCTATATATGTATACCGTTACCAAAAAGGGCCCCGCCGAAGCGGAGCCCTTGGTCCGTGAGCCGCGGTCAGTCGTCCTCGTATGATGCGGTGAAGCCCAAATTTCGGGTTTTGCCCTTAAAGACAAACTCTTCTTCGACTTTGTCGAAAGTGCTGTTTTTAAGAACAACCCTGAAATATTGGGTGGCGGAATACATTTTACCCATTCGATGGGCGTATTCCACGGCGCGGACATACCCTAGATCGAAGGTGTTATCGAGGCCCATTCTAGTAAAGAGGGGCTCTCCGTTACACTCCTCCATCAGGATCGAGGTGAAGGACATGCAGTCCCCCCACTCGTATTCCTTATCGGCGGTTTCGAGCAACTTGCTCTCGACTACCCAGACAGATGCGGCGTTGGTGTCAGTCATACTGACCTCCCGTAGTTGTTGACGGTTTCAAATAGCGTGGGCGCTTTTGCGCTCTTCTTATCTTTCTATTCTAAATCAATGGGTTAGAACTTGTATCCCATATGCGACTTATCTTATACCGTATGCGACAAAATGAGGGGTGCGACAACGTGTCACACCCCTCGAGATTGTTCGATCCCCTTTTTTCGGATCCCGGGTGCGGAGATCATCGGACTTCCCCGGTTCACGAAACGCGGCATTCATATCCGCGAATTAGTTATCTTTCTCCCGCAGCCTCGCTTTCATCATCAGCGACTGCGCTTCGTGCAGCTTGCTGATCGCTTGATCGAGGAAGGGCTTGCCCTCGCCGTCCACTTCCAGCCACAAGTCATTGACGGCGTGGATGGCTTGGTTCAGCAGCGCGGCTGCTGCTTGGTGGTCACTGGGCTTCGTCAATGCTTGGTCTCCTCTTCCTCATCATATGCACGAGCAATGGTTGCCGCTTGGTGCATAGCTGAAGACAGCATGCCGATGGCGGTGCTGCCGTTAGGGCTTGCGACTACGAGCCGGAAAAGGAGAGCCGTTAAGGTCCCGCCCAATACCGCGCCGGTATTGAACCCTTCTGTTTCCAGTTGATCGAGCAGGGCGTTCATTTCGTTGCCTGCATAGTCAAACTGCTTTTCGAGATCGTCACTCATCCGCGTTGTACCCTCAACCACGCCGCAAGTAGCTTTTCTGCTTCTTCGACGGCCTCACGGCTATAATCACCCCTAGATGCAATGTTCGTGACTTGAGCCGACACTGCGGTGTTAACTTTAGCCACAGCTTCAGGATACTCCATATCCTTGACGATATCGAACAACTCTTCTTTCCTACGCATCGTGACCCATCCTATCTAGCGCCAGAAAACCCGCCATCTGGTGTTTATCGGTATCAAACACGAACTCATGCTTGATATCGTGGTACACGCAGTATCCGACAGCATTATAAATCAGATCGTCCGGTGCTTGCGACTCGTCGATCAGGACGCGGAAATAGTTTCCACCGTCGCAAAAAGCCGGTTCTACGACGAGCCAGAACCAATAATCCTCTTTCCCGGCCCATGCCATCATGCGGCCATCACCGCGAATTGAGGTGACATCACCGAGGACCGTGGACAGTCCACTGACCTTGGCAATGATATCGGCGACGACAGGCGGCAGTGCTTGTGAGTCTTTCATTTCGTTCTCCCGTAGTTATATAAGACAACTCTTATATATATGCGCCGCCAGATGTTGTCAAATAAAAAAACCTCCGAAAATTTATATTCGGTAGGTCATCCATTAACTGCCTCTTCTTTATCGTCCCGCAAGATGTGAACCATTTGTTCAACAGGTGTCATGTCCATCCCAATGTTTTCGGCGGCACCACGGAAGCGTTCCAGCCACGCGGCGAGCGCCACACCAGCCTGTCGGCGTAGCTCGGCTTGTGCTACCTCGTCAGACGGGTCAAAGGGCTCGTAACCCCCGCCGTCTCGTCTTTTGGACACGGGCGATATGTATGCGGGGTACTCGACCACCTTGATGGCTCTCACCTCGCTTTCTATCACCTCGACCTTTGCTACGATCCGCAGTCCGCTAGCCATGCGTCGAGCAAGATCTATGCGCCACTGCCGTGCAGCCTCGGCATCGCTTACCCCATAAAAAGCATCATACGCCTCGTGTTCCGGTTGACCAGCTAACCAGTCAACAAATTCAGTTGCCTTGAACAGGTTCAGACCTGTCTTTTGCAGATAATCGTCGATTATCCGCTGCTTAGTTTTCTTTGAAAAATACATATACTTCTCCTTTGAAAGTGGGTGGGGGCGCTAACCCCCACCCGTTGAATCCATAGCCAGACTAAACTCGCCCAACCGAAGGGTGACTTAACTAACCGAAGCCGACCTGAACCGCCGTGACTAGACTCGCCGCGACTTACCGTTCCAGAACCAACCGGACCTAAACCGCCACACCATGACTGGCCGTAACGCTCCTGAACAAACCCAACCAAGACCGCCATAGCTAATCTGACCGCAACAAAGTGCAACGTGCCAAACCAGTCCATAACCGCCTAGCCGAGACGTACCACGTCTTGCCCAACCGAGCCTTACGAGACCCAACCGAGACCGCCGTAACAGATCCTTCCCAACCGGGACGGACCGCAACAGACCACGACCGCCATGCCATGTCTGATCTCGCCGTGACAAACGCCACCTAAACGCGACTTAACCGCCATGTCTCAACACAACCCATGTCACCGAGACACACCATACCGCAACCCGCGGTGGGGGTTTTACCCCCACCTATCAAGCAGCCCTCCGTAACCGCTCTTCCTGTAAAAACTGCATAAGCTCTGCCGTCTGCTCATCCCAACATTCGGGATTATCCCGGGATAGCTCCTGAACCTCACGGCCCTCTTTCATCAGATCATCCCAAAGCTCTTGGTATTCGCCCATGCTTTGTTCAGTAGCCACAGAGAAAGTGCCAAAAGCTCCGCGCCCTTTTTCTTGGCGAAAGTCTCCCAAACCGATCATCATGCCCGCATTGTGCATCATGCTTAGAATGGACTGCTTACCAAAAGTCGGGGTGACGTAGCGCACCTCAATCTCCGCGCACCAGTTGGGCAGAAAAGCCCGCGTCCGCATATCCGGGGTCCGATTCATATCCGCAGATCGAACAACGTCGATTTTTAGATACGGCTTGCCCCAGATATTGATGTTGGTCTGCGGCAAGAAGATGCCGCGTTTCACGTTAGTAGCTTTGACCCCCGGCGTCTCAAGAGCCGCGGTTGCCATTGAGACCTTCACGCCCGCAGCAGGGAAGCACAAGAGCGTCTTGCCTTTGGGCTGAGTATGCATACTTTCTGCGAACTCTTGCTCCGGGTTGTGTTTAATTTCTTTCTTTTCTGCGGCAG